AGAATGTAGATACCGAGTAGTATCCATAGGATTACAAAGATTTTTTCCATTGATTACTGTTTGTTTTTAGGTTTTTCGGTTTTTTCTGTGCCGTTGATGATAGCGGTACAATTTTCTTGAATTTGTTTGTATAGTTCAATGTCTGAGGGTTGGAAGTTTGAGTTTTGGACATTGAAGTCGTTGGGGGTAACCGTGCCTTGCAAATAGGGATAACCACCATCTTTCTGGCGAGTTGCTGAAAATGCTACGGCAATAGGATTGGTTTCATTTTCAAATTCATAGGAGTACATAACAGTTACTCCTTGCACAATTTCTTGTGCAGTAATTCGGGTTGTTTTTTGAATGATTTGCATAATGTTTGTTATATTAAGTTGTTATTTATTCTCTATGGCTCATTACGTAATAATGTCCATCTACATAACGAAGTATTAGTGTATTTCCCCTTCCTAATGATAAAACTCCATCTGATCCGCTATACGGATTGCCACTATTATCAAGTAATCTTCCTCCAGTTCTACCTCTTATTATAATGTTTCTTGAAATATTAAAAGTAGCCATAATTTGCAGTTCAAAGGTTATATTACTTTTCCCTATTAAACTTTCAATTTCCCAACGATTAGAAAGAAAAACATTATCACTTGAAACACTATTGAATACATAAGTATGACAAAAACCTATGCTTGATGTTATGATGTCACTATAAGAAGCCCCTATGTATGTTTCTTCAAACATAGCTTTTCCTTTCATTATAAAGGCTGTTTTTTCAGATGTTTTTATATATCCTGAAACAACATCTAATGCTATTGCATTATATAATGAAGAGCTCGTTATGCTTGCATCTAATATAAGAGCCTTATTATATCTACCGCCTCTACTAATAATTTCCATTGATGAATGAGATAAATTATTAAATCCACTTGAAAATACATTAATAACGGGTCGATTTCCTACCGGTTCATTTAATTGACTGGGGTCATTTATTATAACTGATGTATTACGGTCAATTCCTTTTCCGTAAGCGTTTATGATACCTTGTGATTTTATTTGTAATCCGTTAGCTATAAGAGATGTATTTTCAGCACTTTCTATTTTGAATCTACCTATTTGACCTTTTGAAGCATATATACTCCCATCATCTTGAACTCTAAAAGGGGCACTTTCTTTGTCTCTATAGTTAGCACCAGCAAAGAAACGAATAGATTTGCCATCAAGTCCAGCACCATTAATACCAGCGTTGCCTCCTAATGTATTTCCAACAGTTAAAGCACCAGTAGTGATTGTATTTTTTACTACTTCTGTACCATTGGTATAATCAGCACCTTTGCTAAACATACCATTGATAAACTTAACATTTGCTTTTTCGGCTTCTGTCAGGTTCATTGCATTTTTATCAATGATACCTAAATCTACCATTGTATACCATACATCTTCAGGTGCAGGAGACCAGCTTTCTGTTTTAGTCCCTTTATAAACTTTAAAATCTTTGACAACTACATTACTTTCTTTTTCTGTTAGCCAAAAATACAATTCTTTATTAGAAGTGTGTATTAACTTTATATACACACTATATCTCTTATATACATTTCCTTCAATTTTAGCAATTCCATTACCTGGAGTTTTAGAGTTATCCCCATAAGACTCTATGTGTAACCTACTACTTGTGTTTGGTTGTGTTGTTTTTGCGTCAAAACTAAGCATATACAACTCATCTTTTTGAAGCTTTTCGAAAACAGAACTTACAACTTTCTGAAGCGTAGGGAGACTTTCTTTTATTGTTATTTCTCCCCAATTCGCTGTGTTTATAGCTAAATTACGGCTATCTATTTGCAACTCATCCACCTTTTGCTGAGCAAACGTTTTAGCCTCTTGGAGTTTCAATTGAAGTTGTTGTATTTGTCTTTGTTCTGCTTCTGTAATTTTGCCGTCTGCTGCTGCTATAGCTTGTGTTTTGGTGAGTTCTGCTTGTGCTCGTGCGTATGCTTCGGTAGCAGTTTTAGCTGTTGATATTTGGTTTTCTACATCTTCAGGCGCAGGAGTCCAGTCGGTGGGTTTGTTGCCGTATTCAATTTTGAAAGATGAAACGTGTAAATCTTTTGCGAATACCCCTCCTTCCCCTATAAACTCAACAAAGCCTTGATTACCTCCATTATATGTTGTTATGCCGTTTTCCCCAAATATTGTATATCTATGCCACTGTCCATCACCGATTATTAGACCGTTATTAGAACGAACTACAGAATTATATTCACCACTGTAGTGGTGAAAAGTTTGCCCCTCAACTGTTGTTTTTGCCCAAAAAGAAATGATGGTAGGACGTTTTTCAAAATCAGACCTACATTGAAACCCTTGCCAACTCCATCCAAGTAAATATGATTTATTTCCTCTAAAAGTTTCGGAACTTAAAACGAGGCCTCCTGCATAGTTACCTTGTAGGTAATAAGGTTCATTTTTCAGAACGAAATTAGCTGTTTCTCTTAATAGGTTGCGACCGCCTACTTGAATATTGCTTGTTTGCTCGTTGGTGTATTGTTTGAGTCTATTCTCCAATGAAAGCAAATCAGGGCTCACAAGTTGTTTTATCTCAGTTTTGTTGCCGTCTGTTATTTTAAGATTTGCTTTGATGATGATTTCTTTATCTAATAGTTGGATAAACTGCTCGCCGTTGCCTGATGTTATTTTATCGGTTTTGATTTGTCCACCAGTGATTTCAGTAAAGCCGTTGAGTTTAGCTATACCTCTCTCACTTTCGTATTCTGAATTAACGGTGGCGTATAGGAAATGATAAAAGCCCGTTTCTTGTTCTATATCTATTTTGTTTTCGGATAGGATAAACTCGGCGGTTTCGGTGGTTTTGGAGGCTTTGATATAGAGGTAGTAGGTTTTGGCTTTGTCGTCTAAACGCCCTGATACGAAAGCGGGGATATTCCAATATTTATATCTGTTGGCATTGCGATTGGGGTTTATATCGGTAGTGCCAAGAGTAAAATGCTTGAGACACCCACTACCTGCATTAATTTGTTTGTTATTTTTATCGAAATAGAGTGTGTGAGGTGCTTTTATAGGGTTTGTTTTTGAGACTACAAAATCGAACTGGGTGGACTTGTTGCCTATAAGTGCCATCATTGTTTGTACGGTGGCAGGGACGATACTCTTAGTATATTCAGGAAAGGCTGCTTCTATCTGTTTGATGGTTTCTTGGGCATCTCGCCAGCTTCTTTTGGTTAGTGATTGTGTGCGCTTGTTGAGTTCGCCAAAATATACTTCTTGGTTTTGGAGTTTGCGCATTTCAGAAGCAAAAGAATGCCCTTGTACTTTGTTGGATAGTTCTATTTGTGGGCTGTAGGGGTTATTTACATACTCTTTAAGCCCTACAATGCGAATAGGCACGGGGGTGCGCTGAAATTCGGTATCGGAAAAATTGATATATGCACCCATTTTGAGGCGACCTCCTATATTTGCCCAGTGTTTTTTGGCGTATATACCGTCTAAGTCTCCAGTGAATGTAAATAAGTCTGCTCTATTTTCGTATAGGTATTTACACGCTTCTTTCATCATCTCCCAGCTTGCACCTGATTTTGTAGAGTTGTCGCTGATGTAGGCGTTAGGCATTTGCATATTGTATACGGAATATTCGTCGCCTATATTAGGGCGGAATATATCGTTAGGCATAGTAACACCGTCTTCTTCTTTGGGCACAAGCTGGAAACGTTTTTCAGCGTGGTTGTAATGGGATACTTCAAACTCGCGCCCTGATAGCATACCGCTTTCAAAATAGATGAGCATTTTTTCGCCTTTGATTTGCATTGCATTGAAATCGAGGGCTTGTGGTATGGAATCGTCAAATATATCGTAGAAGTGTTTATCTATATCTACTGCAAAGAAACCTGATATAGCGCCTTTGCGTTTGGGGTATATGTGTGAGAGGTCGAGGCTTTGTTCATTTACAAATCCGTTATTTTGGGCGTTCTTGATTGTTATTGATAGCCCTTTGTCATCTGAAACGAATGTTACCCCTTCGTATGTGTATTCTTGTGATTTGGGTAGTAACAATTCTTTATTGCCGTACTTGGAGCGGTCGATATTACGGTCGCCTCCTTGTACATATAAGCGAGTAATACGACTTTGTT